AGTTGTTTGTTAAGCGCCCTAAGTCAACAGAAAAGAAATACCCAAGAGCAGATATTGATAACTACACAAAGGCTGTCTTTGATGTTATGAATGGCAAGCTATGGGAAGATGATGAACAGATTATATCTATGTATGTAACCAAAGAATGGGCTGAAAAAGGTTCAGAGGGTTACTTTATATTGGATATTAGTGAGCAACGGGACAAGAAAAAGAAGTAAACTATGGGGGCTAGCAATAGCCCCCTAGTTATAAAGGAGGCTTAGATGTTTGTAGAATACATAGAACACATGGGTAGTGATGCAGCTGTTGCAGACGCAGCCCGTGTATCATTTGGTAAAAGAGTTACTAACTTTGAAGACAAGGACGCTAAGCTAATCCAGTATCTTGCCAAGCATAATCACTGGTCACCTTTTGCTCATTGTTTTATGAAGTGCCGTGTTATGGCTCCTATTTTTGTTGCTCGTCAATTAATGAAGCATCAGGTAGGGTTTGCATGGAACGAAGTATCAAGACGCTATATTAAAGACAACCCTGTACTGTGGACTCCTATGGGATTTCGTAAGACTCCCGAAGGATCTATTAAGCAAGGATCTAGCCCTGAGTTTGTAAGCACTAACACAGTGTTGTTACACGCTTATGACGAAGTGGCTAAGTCCTGTTTTTATCTATACAGAGAAATGATTGCTGCGGGTGTTTGCCCTGAGCAAGCTAGAGCAATCCTTCCACAGGCTACTATGACCGAGTGGATCTGGACTGGTTCATTGTATGCTTGGTCTAGAATGGTCAAGCTGCGTACTGACGAGCATGCCCAAGCTGAGACTAGGGAAGTCGCAGAAGATATAGCTGTGTTTGCAAAGCAGTTGTTCCCGCATAGTTGGGAGGCTTTGATGTCTCATGGATAAGTGGGAACATCTAGCTTACAAGATTGCTGAAACAATTGACAGAGATAAAGCGCATGTGTCTTTGATTGTTAGAAAAAACCAACTTGTTGCTATTGGTACTAATAACTGGAAAACACACCCTAAAACAGTAGAGTATGGTTATATGTACCCATATCTACATTCAGAGTTGGACGCATTCCGAAAGATCAAGACTCCGCTTGATAAGCTTGTCTTGTATAACTTTAGGATTAGCAAGACTGGTAAACTCGGTATGTCAAAGCCATGCAGGTTTTGTATGCCGTGGTGTGCTCAGGTGTTTGATAAGATTGTTTATTCAAACGAGAATGGAGAGTATCAGAATGGCTAAGAAGAAAAGCATTACTAGTGGTGCTGGTAAAGGCGATGCCTATAGACCAGTAGATATGAAGAAGTATCGTGAAAACTACGATAAGATTTTCGGTAAGAAAAAGAAGAAGGGTAAGCCCAGTGACTCCAAGTGAATTTGAAATATTTATATTTGAGTACGCTGATATATGTTTTAAGATCGGGCGTATGGAAACAAGTGACAACGCTAATCAAAAGACTTACGATAAACTGACAGATAAACGAGATGAGATGAGAGCAACAATTATTCAACTATTCAAAGGAAAACATGTCAGCATTCATAGGTAAACATCCCTGCCCCAAGTGTAAAGCTAAAGGCGAGGATAAACATAATGATAATTTAGCAGAGTATGAAAATAATTACTACTGCTTCAAGTGTAAATATTTCATTCCCAAGAAAGGACATACAATGCAAGAAGAACCGCTTGTCAAGAAAGACTGGAAGCCTATAGTTGGGTCTACAGTAGAACTTGCACATCGTAGAGTAGAAGAAAAAGCTTGCCGTATGTATGGCTATCAGACTGCTCTTGTCAACGGCAAGACTGTTGAGATTGCTAACTACTACAAAGACGGTGTACTAACAGGTCAGCATTTGCGTGGGCCTAACAAGCAGTTTGCTTGGAAGGGTGAAACCAAGGGTATTGAATTGTTTGGTCAACACCTATGGAAAGGTAACAACAAGCGACTAATTATTACCGAAGGTGAGATCGACTGTTTGACAGTTGCTCAACTTATGGGTTATACTTGGGCTGTTGTATCCCTACCCAACGGGGCAGCGTCTGCAGTCAAGTCTATCAAAGATAATCTTGAGTTTGTTAATTCATACAATGAGATTGTCTTGTGTTTTGACATGGATGATCCCGGTCAAAAAGCAGCCCTTGAAGTTGCTGAAATCCTGCCACCCGGTAAGTGTAAGATTGCTAAGTTGCCTTTCAAAGATGCTAATGAGTGTCTAGCTAACAACCACGGCAAGGCTGTTGTTACCGCCTTATGGGAAGCGCAACCTTATTCACCCGACGAGATTCTGCATGTGTCTCAGATTATCAACACAATGGAAGAACTGGATTCTGTTCATGTTTATCCATTTCCGTTTGATACATTATCTGAGTACTTGATTGGACAGCGTTCGGGTGAGATTACTTTGTGGGCTTCAGGTACAGGCTCAGGCAAGTCTACTATCTTGCGTGAGCTAATGATGCACCACCTTGACGAAGGTCGTTCAGTCGGTGCTATCATGTTGGAAGAATCCCCACAAGAAACAATGGATGATATGATCTCATTGATTATTAACAAGCCAGTTCGTGCTATTCGTGCATCTCGCATGATGAATGAGCTGCGTGTTAAGCTTGGTAAGAACCCAATTAACATGACAATCCTTGATAATCTTTCTGATACAGAATATCATAATGCCAAGACACACCTTGGCAAGACAAACTTTTATATCTACGACCACCTAGGTAACAACGCAATGTCCAATCTACTTGCTAGAATGGAATACATGGCTGTGTCACTTAAGGTTGATGTAATTATTCTTGACCATATTACAGCAGCTGCTGCGGGTCTTATGGGAATGAGTGATAAGGATGTTGACGGTGGTAACTCGGAGCGTATCATCATTGACAACCTTATGAAAGAACTCAGAGCACTTGCAGTTAGAACTGGTGTACATATTGATATTGTATCTCAGCTCAAGAAAACTGACAAGGCTTATGAAGAAGGTGATCGTATTACCTTGCAAGATCTAAGAGGCTCAGGTGCTCTAGCTAGTGTTCCCAACACAGTTGTTGCCCTTGAGCGTGATCGACAGAACTCAGATGAGCGTGTAGCTAATACAACAATCGTTCGTGTTCTTAAGAATAGATTGACAGGTAGAGCCGGGATTGCAACTGCGCTATACTACGATCATAATACAGGCAGACTCTCAGAGATAGGGTTTGCTTCCAATGACGATGGAGAGCTAGTGTTTGAACCAGTAACCACGGAGGTATAATATGATTAGACTAGTGCTTGACATTGAAGCTGATGGACTTGGCGAGGTTACCATGACTAACAAGGGGCCAGCTAAGGAAGTCTCACGAATCTGGTGCGCTGTTGTTATCAACGCAGACACTGGTGATGTCAAGACTTTCACTCAGTCTAACATGCACCAACTGGTTGACTGCTTAAACACAGCCGACATCCTCATTGGTCATAATATACTATCCTTTGACATCCCTGTAATCAGAAGACTTCTGGGAAACCTTAAGCGACCCAAGCACGGGTACTTCGATACACTGGTTGTGTCAAGGATTATGTATCCAGACCGTAACAATCACCCCTTAGGCGGCAACTCTCTAGAGTGCTGGGGTAAACACCTAGGCAATCACAAGATTGACTATGATGGAGGCTGGTCTAATTTCTCACAAGAGATGCTTGAGTATTGTATCCAAGATGTAAAGCTTGGTTGCGATATCTACAAGCATCAACGCGAGTTTGCTAAGAACAATCTTAAGGTCTTCAAGTTTGAGCACTTGGTATCTGAGATTCTAATGGAGCAGACTGACCGTGGTTTTGGCTATGACTACGATAAAGGGGAAGAGCTTTACTTCTCTCTACTACAAGAGAAGGCTGAGTTGGAGGATAGGATGAGGACAATCTTCCCCGATAAGATTCATTACCGCAAGTCTGAGAAGACTGGTAAGGATCTCAAGCCAAAGATTGAAACCTTCAATCCCGGTTCTCGTAAACAGATTGCACAGCGACTCACTGAAAAGTATGGTTGGGTTCCACCTAAAACTGAAAAGGGTAACCCAAAGGTTGATGAGTCTGTGCTATCGACTCTAGATTACCCAGAAGCTAAAGAGCTGGTAAAGTATTTTGATCTCGTAAAGCTTATGGGTATGGTAGAAGATTGGAATGCTAGAGCAACATGTTCACGCGACAAGCGTATTCATGGTTACATAAATGCTCAGGGTGCTGCTACTGGTAGATGCACTCACAGCGAACCCAATATTGCACAAGTGAGTGGCGACCACC